CTTAGACATAATACTGCTCTATTTCCCATTATATTTTCTCCTTTTATTTTAATCCAGTAAAATCATATAGGCTTTAGGGTGATTTTCTCTGAACCAGTCTAAACCTTTTGAGTGTATATCCCATAAACCTAGTGCTTCAGCACCCATAAGGGTATCATACACTGCCAATGCTTCAGGGTCAAGCATAATACTGTCACCTCCAAATCTATTTTCTACCCTTTGTGGCTCTTTATCCATAATTGTGATGTCAAATGGTACTTTAGTTGTTTTAGTTTTATTCTTTGTCATTTTATTTTATCCTTGTTAACTTTGTTAACTGTTGTTGTTGTTTTAATTTTATTATACTAGCATAACAATGTTATGTCAAATAGTTACTAGATTAAATTTATTTATTTTGCCTTTGGTACCGTGCACTGGCACCACTATAGATTTTCCATTAGCTTTTGTATTTCCATCACATAATTGACAGTCTCTACATTGCACACCTGTAGTGATATTAGGACAGTCTAGCTCATTAGTAGCTTTTGAATCCTCGCCTGTCTTTTGTACTCTAAAAGTCCTCCAACCGCTAGAATGTGCCTTTATTACGTCCTCCGAAGTGTCACAGCTAGCCATAAAATAAGCTTTATAATCGTCATTCTGTAGTAGGTGCCACTGGTGGGTATACCCTGTATAACCTTTTGAATGTTTAGCTATAAAATCCACTAGGTACAAAGGCAATAATACAGGCTCTCCATAGGCTCCAAATCTAACTGCTTTCCATTTTATAGCCTGTTTTAATACTCTTAAGTCTAGCGGTGCATACCTACCTGTCTTGTATGCTTTATATACTGCATTGGGTGCCTGTCCTACATTGACATAACAAGTGTTATGCACTCTATGTGTGCAGTCAAAACATACCTTTGAATCCTCGCCTGTAGCTTTAGCCTCCACTGGTGACATATGTTTATTCAGAATCCATATTTGTGACATATCACCAGTTTTAACATTAGCACTGGCAAAAGTTATAATTTGCACTGTGTCTTTTGTTTCATTTAAAATCATACCTTTATAGTTTGTCATAATAGTTTTCCTTTTGTTGTTTGTATAGTTGATATTATACAGCCTTAACATTATGTGTCAACTGTATAACAGTGTTATGTGTGATTATTTTTTAGCCTGTGACTTCATATGCTTAAGAAAGTATTGCTGTGTTTCTTTATCCCATTCACTGAATAATTGATCAAAAGCATCTTGATCGAAAGAATCATTATCATACTGAATAGTTAACACTGATTCACTGTCACCCTCTGAATCACTACCGCCTTTCTTTGCTTGTTTCGGCTCTATGACTGGTGTTTGTCCTTTACCTAGTCCTTGCAATGATAATCCAGTCTTCGCCTTTGTCATAGCTCTATTGACTTGCACCTTAAGTGTTGCAGTGTCTTGTTGATTATCTTTCAACCAACACGCTATAGTTATGATTTTCTCATAGCCTTGTTTGCCTTGGTCAACTAGTGCTGTGATTCTAGATTGTGCACTGCCACCTAGTTTATTGACCATTAAATATATGGCTATAATCTCACGTACTGGCCCTTGTAGGCCACTCTGATTGTCTAGCTTGTTGTATAGGTCTAGGTCGATTAGGTCCATAGGTAGTTGCGTTGTGTTTTTAGTCTTTGCTTTTGTCTTTGTTGTTGTTGTCATAGTATTTTCTCTTATGTAGTTTAATAGTGACACTGTTGTATTTATACTACACTGGTGTGCCTTTCCCTGTGTATGCCTGTATTATATCAAAGTGCTACCAGTGTGTCAATAGATTGTGTGACTTTATTTTATCCCTGGCATAACCTTGTTATGTGGTATCACTATATATTTTCTGTGTGTCACCTGTGTGCTCTAGAGTGTGAATCACTAGCATACACTTCTGTCCTTCTGTCCTGTGTGACACCTGTGTGTCACCTGTGTGTTACCTGCCTTTTGAGTCCTATAGTGCCACCAGGGGGACCCAGAGACCCCACGCACACTCCCGTGTGTAGCTCAAGTACAGATGGGAGGGACTTTGGGGGTATTAAGTTATTTAATAGATACACTGCATATAGTGTCTGGTGCGGGAAGGGACACTAGATGTAGTAGGGTATAACTTTATTTCACCTTAGCTATTGACTTTAGAGGGAAAGTATGGTATAATATTAGTATAGTAGTTCTTAAAGTTTACTACTAAAGATTCACCTGAAGAGCCTAACACTCAGACAACTCTTTAATCATCACCATTATGGTAATAGTAAAGTTTCATACCTAAAGTAATAAACTAAAGTGATAATCATTATAGTTATCAACGAAAGTAAAAACCTTAAGTAGGAACTTTATTTAACATTTATGTTCAATGTTAAGTTATCTAAGATTAGTCTTAAGTTAGGTTCTATTTTAGAACAGCACTAAGGATTAGTCTATGAGACCAGATGACAAAAGAAGGAATAATAAAGGGAACCCTAATATGGTTAAGGGTAAGTCTCTAAATCCTAATGGAAGACCTAAGGGTAGTGTCAATAAATATACTGCCTTAAGTAGAGAGTTAATGTCTACCAAAGGACCAGAGATTGTAGAGAAGGTCATAGAGATGGCTTTAGAAGGAGACCGTACTTGTCTTAAGATGTGTATGGATAGAATCTTACCTACAACTAAAGCAGTAGAGTTAAGGTCTTCAGAAGGTAGTGGTAAGGTAGTCATCAATATTGGTGGTCTGGAAGCTAAGGTCATTGAGGCTGAAGAAGTAGCACCACTAGAGTATGCAGAAGGTGTCATCATTGAGGATACTCAGTTAGATGAGAAGGTAGTGAACATAGGTGGCTGAACTAGATGTTAAACTACACCCTGCACAGCTAGAGATATTTAACTCTACAGCTAGATTTAAAGTAGTATCAGCAGGAAGAAGATTTGGTAAGTCCAGGCTAGCAGCTTGGATACTAATCATTAAGGCACTACAGTCTGAAGAGAAGGATGTATTCTATATTGGTCCTACCTTCCAACAGGCTAAAGATATTATGTGGGGTATGCTCAAGGAATTACTATTAGGTACTGACTTGATAGCTACCACACACGAGAATACAGCTACTATGACATTAGTCAACGGTAGGAAGATTAGTCTCAAAGGTTCAGATAGACCAGATACTCTAAGGGGTGTGGGTCTAGCTTATGTAGTTCTAGATGAGTATGCCTCTATGAAAGTAGAAGTATGGGAACAAATCATCAGACCTACCCTAGCAGATGTAAAAGGTGGTGCTATGTTTATTGGTACTCCTGCAGGTAAGAACCACTTCTATGAGTTGTGGTTAGATGCTAATAAAGAAGAGAACGAAGATTGGGAAGCATTCCAATATAACTCTACAGACAATCCTTTGATTGACCCTGAAGAGATTAAGACTGCTAAGAATACTATGTCTACCCAAGCCTTCAGGCAGGAGTTCGAGGCTAGCTTTGTGTCATTTACTGGTGGTATCTTTAAGTCAGAATGGATTATTACTGATGATGAAGAACCTGAAGATGGTAACTTCGTTATGGCAGTTGACCCAGCAGGTTATGAAAATGTGGAGAAGGAACGTGGTATTAAAGGCTCTAAATTGGATGAAACAGCAATTGCTATCGTTAAAATCGATGGTGACCATTGGTGGGTTAAATCTATACTTCACGGTCGTTGGTCCATTAAAGAGACCGCTAAGAAGATTTTATCGTCAGCTATTGACAATGAAGTCACGACTGTAGGTATTGAGGCAGGAGCACTTAAGAATGCTATCTTACCTTATCTAGAAGATGAGATGAGAGTACAAGGTAGATGGGTACCTATTACTGATGTAACTCACGGTGGTAAGAAGAAAGTAGATAGAATTACCTGGTCCTTACAAGGTAGACTAGAACACGGGAAGATTACATTTAATCCTGACCCTAGATACATTAAGGACTTAGAGACACAATTGATTGAGTTCCCTACTAGAGGAACACACGATGATATTATAGATGCCTTGGCTTATATAGACCAGGTGAGTGTTGCAGACTTTATGCACACTATTGAATTAGATGATGATTGGGAACCTTATGATGACGTATCAGGATACTAGTAATTTATGAACTACAATAACGATAATGATTACCAAGCACTAGCAGGATGGCTGACTACAAGATTAACAGCCTGGAGACAACATAGAGATAATAACTACTTAACTAAGTGGGATGAATATTATCGTCTATGGCGTGGTATATGGTCTTATGAAGATAAGTCTCGTGAGTCTGAGAAGTCTAGATTAATCTCCCCTGCCTTACAACAAGCAGTAGAGTCTTCTGTCGCAGAGATTGAAGAAGCTACATTCGGTAGGGGTAAGTGGTTCGATATTAAGGATGACCACTTAGATAAAGATAAGAAAGATGCGGAACTAATCCGTAACTTACTACAAGAAGACTTAGAGATGTCTGGAGCTAAAGATGCTCTATGTGAAGTATTCTTAAATGGTGCCATCTATGGTACTGGTATCGGTAAGATTATCACTGAAGAGAAGATTAATAGGAAGCCAGCTGAGGTTCCTGTAGAAGGAACATTAACTACAGCTAGAGAATTAACAGAAGAGACAAGTGTAGAAGTAAGGATAGAAGCTATCTCACCTAAGGAGTTCTTAATTGACCCTGCGGCTGAGTCTATCGATGAGGCATTAGGCGTAGCTCACGAGGTATATAAGCCACGTTATATTCTATCTGAAGGGATGGCTAAGGGTGTCTATAGAAATGTAGATATTGAGGCAGATACAAACATCGTACAGATAGGTTTCGACCCTGAGTATTCTACTAGAGATGCTGGTGACCAGATTAAGATTACTGAGTATTGGGGTAAGGTACCTAAGAAGTTCCTAAATAAAAAGAAGACAGAAGATGACTTCGAGTATGATGAAGATGAACTAGTTGAAGCTGTAGTTACTATAGCTAATGACCAGTATGTCTTACGTGCTGAAGAGAATCCATTTATGATGGAAGATAGACCTTTCATTAGTTACCAACACGATTTAGTACCTAGTAAGTTCTGGGGTAGAGGTATCTGTGAGAAAGGATACAACCCTCAGAAAGCATTAGATGCAGAGATGAGAGCAAGAATCGATAACTTAGCCTTAACTACTACTCCTATGATGGCAGCAGATGCTACCCGTCTACCTAGAGGATTGAAGTTAGAGGTTAGACCTGGTAAGACTATCCTTACTAATGGTGACCCTAGACAGGCTATTATGCCTTTGACTCTAGGCTCCCCTAATCCTAATAATGATGCACAGGTCGCTCTACTACAGAATATGATTCAGATGGGCACTGGTTCTTCTGACTCTACTGCAGCTCCTGATAGAGCAACTAGCTCTGGTATGTCTATGATGCAATCAGCATCTATCAAAAGACAGAAGCGTACACTGATGAACTTCCAGAATACATTCTTAATCCCTATGATTAATAAGACTATGTGGAGAAAGATTCAATTTGATGTAGAGAGATATCCAGTATCAGACTATAAGTTTGTACCTTACTCTACTATGGGTATTATGGCTAAAGAATTAGAGATGCAACAGATGGTCTCTATGTTACAGTCAGTACCTAAAGACTCACCAGCCTTCAATATATTAATGTTGGCAGTATTCCAAAATTCAAGTATTCATAATAGAGACCAGTTAGTCAACGCTTTGATGGAAGGTATGAAGCCTAATCCACAGCAACAGCAGATGCAACAGATGCATATGCAATTAGAGATGAAGCAGAAGGAAGCTGATATTCAGAAGACTCTAGCTGAAGCTCAAGATGAACAAGCTAAGGCAATGCTACACGCAGCTAAAGCACAGCAAGAACAGCCTAATGATTTAGATATACAAGAACGCTTAGTTAAGCTACAGAAAGAACTAGGAGCTATGGATAAAGTAGCTGCTGAGACTGAGAATAAGAGAGCAGATACTATGCGTAAGATTCCTGAGATTGAACATCTTCAGTCAGAGACAAGACTAAACTATGCTAACGCATCACGTACACAGAGTGTTCAGTGATATCACAAGAAGATAATAAATTTTACCACGATAGATTATATCTAACAGAGCAGGACGGATGGAGAGACTTAGTTGCAGAACTAAAGAATCTTGAAGACGTTACTGGGCATCTAGATAGAGTGGAGAACGAGAAAGACCTTTGGTTCGCTAAGGGTCAGTTGTCAATCCTAAGACAAGTAATTGGATTAGAGGATACAACTAAAGCAGCGATGGAAGAATTAGACCTTTAGTCTAACCCCGTCATTTAATATAGAACCCCCATAATCCAGAAATGGACGGAGACCTAAGATATGAGTAATATAGTAGTAGAGGACACTGTAAGTCCTACAGAAGCAGCAACAACAGAAGAGCCAACAACAGACGTAATGACGGAGACATTACCAGAGGTAAATGCGGAAGCAACACCCGAGGAATATCAAGTACCTGATAAGTTTGCTGGTAAAAGCACAGAAGACATAATCAATAGTTATCAGAACCTCGAAAAGGAAATGGGACGTAAGTCTCAGGAAGTTGGAGAGTTAAGAAAGCTATCAGATAGTTTCCTGCAAGCTGAAGTAGCACGACAGTCACACCCTCCACAAGATAATTCCTCAGATATATATGAGGAACAAGGTACGGATTTCTACGATGACCCAGGTAAAGCGGTAAATCAAGCGATAGAGAACCACCCTAAGTTCCAGCAGTTCCAACAGTTCCAACAGGAGCAGGCACAGTCTGCTGCTAAGGTTCAGTTAGAACACACCCACCCTGATTTTGGTGACGTAGTAAAAGATACTAAGTTCCAAGACTGGGTCAAAGGTAGTCCGATTCGTATGCAGTTGTTTCAAGCAGCGGATTCTTATAACTATGATGCAGCTAATGAGTTACTTAATAATTGGAAGGACCGTTCTATGGTCTCGAAGACTCAAGAGGTAACACAACAGCAAGCATCAGAGCGAGAGTCTAAACTGAAATCAGCCACTACAGAATCTAGGAGTGCTTCGGGTTCAACAGGCGGAGGAAAGTCGTTCAGAAGAGCAGACCTAATTCGTTTGAAAATGGAAAACCCTAGCAAGTATGAGTCGATGGAACAAGAAATCTATGACGCTTATGCAGATGGTAGGGTTACTTAAAAGCTATTAACACTTAAGGAGAATATAAAATGGCAAATATGACTAATGGTGCGTATCACGCATCGACAAACCCAGGCGCAGTTGGTGCATTCATTCCAGAAATCTGGTCTGATGAGGTAATTGCAACTTACAAAGGCAACCTAGTTGCTGCTAACCTAGTACGTAACATCAGCCACGCTGGTAAGAAAGGTGATTCAATTCACATTCCTACTCCTGGTCGTAGTACGGCTAACCAAAAAGTAATCAATACTGACGTAACTGCTAACACAGATAATGCTGGTACTGAGACTGTAACAATTGACCAACACTACGAATACTCAATGTATATTGAAGACTTCGCTGAGTTGCAAGCTCTTAACTCTATGCGTAAGTTCTACACGGACGATGCAGGTTATGCTCTAGCTTCTAATGTTGATTCTAAAATCATCACAGACTTAGATGGTGCTTCTGCACTAACTGGTGGTAACTCAGTATTAACTGGTGTTACTAACTGGGATACTTCAATCCTAGCAGCTATCGAAGTGTTGAATGATAGTAACGTACCTGTAGATGGTCGTTCACTAATCGTGACACCTTCTTGTATGACTGCACTAATGTCAACTGAACGCTTTACAGAGCAACAGTTCATTGGTGATGGTAATGCAATCAAGACTGGTAAGATTGGTTCTATCTATGGTGTACCTGTATTTATGTCTACGCAAGTGGGCACAGGTTCAACAGAGAAAGCTTTCTTGTTCCAAAAGGATGCACACGTATTGGCTACACAACAGTCTATCCGTACGCAGACTCAGTACAAGCAAGAGAAACTAGCTGACTTATTTACTGCAGATACCATTTATGGTTCTAAAGTAGTTCGTCCTGGTTCAATCCAAGAATTAACTTCGTAGTAAGTTGATTTAACTCTAGCCCTTCTT